ATAAGAGACAGGTTTATAAGAATCAAAAAATTTAAGGACGTGTGTAGTTTCATTAACGTCAGCATAGGATTTAATAACATTATAGATTGATTGATTAAAAGGGAAGCCGGAAAGGAGGAGCCAATTAAATTTGCGATGGTTGTTATGGAAGGCGCAATCATAAAAGATAAAGGCGAGTTCATTAGTAGATTGGAATAAAGTAGCGAGGTCATTTTTATAAAAAGAAGATTTTTTAATATAATTCAAAATCCAAATAGAATGTGGAAGAAGGTCATAGAATAGAAAATAATGGACAAAGAGATTAAAAGCACCAAGTATTTTAAAATTATTACGAGAGAACCATTCGAGGACTTCTAAATCAGGTAAGACAGTATTAGAGAGAGATAAATGATTAACACTTAAATCATCGTCAAATTGAAAACGTTTTTTAGAAATAACATAGACTAAATCAATAGATTTAGTTAAACTACCATCATTATAAATACCAGAATAAAGCCACCATTCAAGTATAGGAATGTCGCATTTTTTATAACAATCTGTAATCCAGTAAATAAAGAAATCATCTTTTAAAGTAAAATTATGTTTTGAAATAAAACGAGTCAAGGACATATTTTCATTAAGAAGAGGTAAATCATCTTCAAAAGAAGAAATATTAACAGGAATAATAAACTTGTCTTTGAAATAAGAGATTAAACGAGGGTCATTGAATTCATATAAGAATTTAAATTTATCAATCAAAGGTTTTTGTTTGACGAGTTGTTTAACGATTTCAAATTTAGAATCATAATCTAATTTATCAAGAAGAGTATTATTTAAGATGGACATAATATATAATATAAAAATAAAATAAACAACAATATTAATGAGATATATATTAATATTGTTGTTTATAAATTTAGTAATACAAAATGTATATTGTTTTGGATACGAAACACATAGATATTTAGGAAGAATAACAGATGAATATTTAAACAATAACGAGATAGAAATAAAGAATAAAATAAATATATCAATTGAAAAAGTAAGTGATTGGGCAGATAAAATAAAAAGAAATAAGAAATATGAATGGACAAAAGAGATACATTACATAGATGTATATAATTGTATGGATAAACAATATGATAAAGAAATAATAGATAAATATTGTAAAGATAATTGTATAATAAGTGGAATAAAAACATTAACAAGATTGTTAAAAAGAAATAAATATTATAATATGGAAAGGGCGTATGACGAATATGTAGAAGAAAGATACAAAGAATTAACAGATGAAGAAAAAATGAAACTATTAATACATTTAATTCAGGATTTTAGTCAGCCGATGCATTATATAGGATTTAAAAGAGGAGGAAACGATTACAAGATAAGAATATTATATGATGGAAGAAATATTACAACGAATTTACATTCGATATGGGACACGATGATACCAAAACATTTTATAACACAAACAAAATATAAAGGGATGAATCTGAAATATGAAAAAGAAGATGATACAAACATATTAATAAATAGAATATTTAATAGGAATATTAAAATTGCGTGTAAAATATATCCGGAGAATAGTTATATAAAATTTGAAGAATATTATAATGAGGATTATGTAAAAGAATTGTTTGATAATTATTTAGAAGTGATGATAAAAATATTAAAAATGATATATGAATGATAAATGAAACAAATGCTGACGCACGGCGACCGGCTTATATAGTTTTATTAACATTTTTTGAAAAACTATTAATCTGTCAAATTTATAAAATTTAATTCGTTATGTTCATTTAACCATTCAAGCACATCAGGACGAGCATTTCTTATAATAATTTGAGATTTTAATGGAATTTCATTACGTTTTTCCCAAAACCATTTAATTATATTCAAATGACCGTTTTGACATGCTTCCTGAAGATCACTTTTTGAATATTTAAACTCAATTTCATTACGTTTTTCCCAAAACCATTCTATAATATTTAAATATCCTGATTCACTTGCAAAACAAACACTTAATGAAGAATATTTAAACTCAATTTCATTACGTTTTTCCCAAAACCATTCTATAATATTTAAATGTCCGTTTGAACTTGCGAAATCAACAGAACTACACATATATTCAAATGGAATTTCATTACGTTTAGTCCAAAACCATTCAATAATATTTAAATGACCAGAACAACTAGCCCAACTAACAGCACTTTCTGTATATTGAAATGGAATCTCATTACGTTTATTCCAAAACCATTTTACAATATTTAAATGCCCTGATTGACAAGCATATGCAACTGTTTTTATATTGTAGTTAAATGGAATTTTATTACGTTTTTTCCAGAACAATTTCAAAAAATTCAATCTTCCATTCATACTTGATAAATCAACTACTTGGTCAATAAGTTTTATATCCAAAACATTAGGATGTTTTTCTAAAACCCATTTAATCACATTAAAATAATTATTTTGAATAATCCATCGCAAGTCTATATTATCACCAATTTGTTTTTTAATTTGTTTATCAATCTGTTTTATAATATAATTGTTATTTTTTAATTTCAACACATATTTACATTTCTTGTCTAACTCAAATTTATTAACATAATCAATATAAATTAAATCGATTAATTGTTGTGGTAAATTTTCCATCTTGACTATAAAATTTATTATATTTAAATTTATTTAAAGAAATCTTGTATAATTTTTTAAACAAATTTATCAAAATGGATACAGAACAATCTACTTATCAAAAAAATAAAGCAAGTATTTTAAAAAGTCGGGAAAAAAATAAAGACAAGTTTTTAGAATATCAACGTGAATATCAAAAAAAGCGTTATAATGAAAATTCTACTATCATTGAAAAAAAAATGGAACGTTTAAACAAAAAACTTTCTAAATTAGAAATTGAAGCAAATAAAATTGGTTATACTTTAGTTAAAATTTTTAATAATGATATTTGAATATTTTTTTATAAATGTTTATTTATAAAAAAATTGAAATTTAAATAATTACAAAGTTATATAAAGAATTTAAATACAAAATTTTTAATATAATAAAAATGGAGTGTTTTAAAGATTTAGTTAAATTTGGTGTAAATATATCGTTTGATAACAATAAAAAAATTGTTAATCATATGCCGAAAAATTGGAATCAATTGTCTAAATCTATTTATAACAATGAACCTAATTATGGTATTCTAACCGGTAAATTAAATGATATTTTTGTCATCGATTTAGATAAAAAAGATGATGATTTTATTGGTTTAAAATGGATAAACGATAATTTTGAAAATCTAAACTCATTAAACACTTTAATCACATCTACTCCTTCCGGTGGTTATCATATTTATTTTAAATATAATGATAATATAAAAACATCAATGAATATAAATAATCTTCATATTGATATTTTATCAGATAATAAATGCGTTTTTGAAGGTGAAATGTATAATATAGTCTTAAATAAAACTATTAGAAATTTAACACAAAATGAAATTGATATACTTTTAAATACTATTAATAATACATCTGAAAAACAACTCGTTAAATATGATTTTTCTAAAATTAACAAAAAATTTAACAAACCTAAAGATACTACTTGGGAAGTTGAAAAACTTGACAAATCTATCAAATTTACTCCAAATTGTAAAGAATGTTTAGTCGGTGATAAACAACACTCTCAAGACAATCATTCCTGTTTATTTATTAACAATGATAAATCTGTCGTCAAAACTTGTTATTCTTGTGGTCAAGAAAATTTCAATAAAAAAGATGCTAAACAAATTATTAATATTGTTAATGTTATCTTACAAAAAGAAGATGTTGAAAACACTGTTTATAAGCAATTAGTTAAAGATATTATTGACTATGGTCAAGAACATTCTTTAAAACGTGCTAAACACACTGGTATAGTTTATCATCAAGTTAAACCTTACGCTTATGTTAAATTACACGAACCTATGGACTTTCTTAATGAAATTTTTTTAGATGATAATGATTTTATTTCACATCCTAAGAATATTGATAATCTAATCCATTATTTAAAAATGTATGATTCTTCATCCTTTCCGTTTATTAATTTTAATAAAGATTATATTGGCTTTTCTAATGGTCTTTACAACTTGATTACTTGTGAATTTTTAGAAAATTACTCTAATTCTGATATTGTTTGTTATAAATATATTGATAAGCCTTTTACTTTTTCTATTGATACACCCAATCTTGATATTATTCTTGATTATCAATTTGATAGTGATGTTAAACACTTTATTTACACCTGTTTAGGTCGTATGTTTGGTATCCGTGATAATTTTGGTTTTATGTTGTATCTTCTTGGTGAAGCTGGTTGTGGTAAATCTCTTATTATTGATATTGTATGTGAATGTTTTAACTCTATCGGTAGTATCAATGAATCTTTTGAAAAAAAATACGGCCTTAGTTATTTATATGATAAAGATATTGTTGTTTGTGATGACCTTCCTAAAAATATTCACGAAATTCTTCCTCAACAAACTTTCCAAAGTATGATTACTAATGGTCGCGTCGCCACCGCCGTTAAAAATAAAGATGCTATTGAAGGTGTTTGGACTGTGCCAATTCTATTCGCGGGTAATTGGTTTCCAAGTTATATTGACAAAGGACAAATTTCCCGTCGCTTACTTGTCGCCAACTTTGAGAAAAATGTTTATTCTCCAGATACTTCACTTAAACAAAAAATTATTGATAATGAACTTCCTAACTTTATTTATAAATCCACATTGTATTATAAAGAACTCTTAGATAAAAGTGCTAATAAATCTATCTGGGATTTGTGCCCTGACTATTTTAAAGACCAACAAGAAGAACTTCGTATTGAACGTAATCCACTTTATAAATACTTGATTGAAAATACCTGTTTTGAAGAAGGTTCTCAAATTCCTTTAAATGATATAAAAACAAACTTTGAATTGTGGCTTGATAAAAAAGTATCAAAGTTAGACAGGGGAACATTTGGACAAGTAAATAAAAAATATGTTATTGAAAATGTTAATATATGTAAAGGTTGTAAGAAGAAACATAAGAAAGGATGTTGTGATGATTATTCCAGCGCTAAACGAACATCTACTTATATTGTTACTAATATTAAATATAATTGATATAATTTTTTTTGAATTATTGAATTATTGAATTATTGAAAAACTATTGAGCCCATTTCAAAAAAAGTAAAATTTGATTATGAGCGAATAGTTTTTCAATAATTCAATAATTCAATAATTCAAACACACAACTAAAATATTAATATAAACTAATACACGCTGGTATGTATAAAATATACATTTATACTAAAAAGAATATAAAAAATGAAAATAAAAAAAGAAAAACTACAAAATACTATAAAAATGGACGGATATATTTATATAATTAAATCAAACTTATATAAAGATACATTATGTAAGATAGGAAAATCAAAGTCATTAACATTAAAACGAATTAAATCGTATGGAAAAGATACAGTAGTGCATTTAATCATATCGGTAAATAATGTAGATTTTGTTGAACGAAAAATAATTGAAATATTACAAAATAGTTATGAATATGAAAGAAATGAATACTTTGAATACATTGATATAAATATATTTAAAAGAAAAGTATTGGAAATTATTGAAAAATATGACATTTACGATAAAGAGTATATAAAAGAAAATCAAAAAGAAGAGATTGTAAATGAAAAAAAGTGGAGTATTAAGGAAATGTATGACGACTATGTTAATAAATATGATAATATAAAAAGGAATAAAAACAAATTATACGATACAGAAAAGAATGAAGAGCTAACAGAAAAGAAGTTTTACGAAATGTTAAAAGAAAAGAAGTTGGATTACATTGACGAATTAGGAACATTAAAAGAGAATAAAAAATTATACGAATATTTTAAATTAAATGTTGATGAAATGGAAATGATTTATGAAGAAAAGAAATATGATTCAGATTTATATAAATACTTGATTGAAAATACTTGTTTTGAAGAAGGTTCTCAAATTCCATTAAATGAAATTAAAGCAAACTTTGAAATTTGGCTTGATAAAAAAGTATCGAAGTTAGACCACGGAACGTTTGGACAAGTAAATCCAAATTATGTTATTGAGAAATTGAAAATATGTAAAAGTTGTAAGAAGAGACATATTAAAGGATGTTGTGATAAATATGAAAGAAAAAATCAAAGTGTTGGAATTTTTGTTAATAATCTAAAAATGATTATTTAATACATACCAGCGTTATAATAATAGTAAAAAACTAAAAAACTAAAAGAACAATATTATAAAACTTCTTTAAATATTAATAACAAAAAAACATAAAACGCTGGTATATATTATAAATATACATTTAACAATAAACAAACTCAAAGGCTAAAGCCTTTGAACCGTGCTAACGCACGGGCCGGCTTATATAATGATATAACTATTTTAACTCTTTATATAATAATATTACACAACAAACAGTAAAATAGACCATTAAATGGATAAAAATCATTAATAATATGACCTAAATCTGTCTCTTATACA